CCAAGCAATTGGCCATGATTACATTGATAATTCAGAAGAAAGATTTGATTTCTATAACACAAAAGAAGATAGAACACCATTTGATTTAGATTACTTCAATAAGATTACTAAGGGAGGCTTACCCAATAAGACCTTGAATATTGCTCTGGCCGGAACGGGCGTGGGTAAGTCCCTCTTTATGTGTCATTGTGCTGCATCAGTATTACAACAGGGCAAGAATGTTCTTTACATTACTATGGAAATGGCTGAAGAAAGAATTGCAGAACGTATCGATGCTAATCTAATGGACTTACCAATAGAACAACTCGCAAGAATTAATAAATCAACCTTTGATAGTAAAATACAAAAGATTGCACAAGCATCTATTGGTAAACTTATTATCAAAGAATATCCTACAGGTGCCGCTCATACGGGTCACTTTAGGGCTCTACTTAATGAGCTTAAAATGAAAAAGAACTTTAACCCAGATATGATATACATTGACTACTTGAATATTTGTTCATCTAGTCGTATGAAAGGGCTGGGTGGAAGTATAAATAGTTACTCTTACATCAAAGCCATTGCAGAAGAACTGCGTGGTCTTGCTGTAGAGTTTAATGTTCCGATAGTATCGGCAACCCAAACTACCAGGTCAGGATTTGGTAATACGGATGTCGGTCTTGAAGACACATCAGAATCATTCGGCCTACCCGCTACGGCTGACCTTATGTTCGCTCTTATATCAACAGAGGAACTAGAAGAATTAGGCCAACTCATGGTGAAACAATTGAAAAATCGTTATAATGACCCGACCAAATACAAAAGATTTGTTGTCGGTATTGATAGGAGCCGAATGAAATTATTTGATGTAGAAGAAAGTGCACAACAAGACCTTGTCACAGAAGTCGTGCCAGATAAACCAATTGCAACGTGGGGTGACAGAGAAAATAAAGACACGTTTGCTGAATTTAAAATATAGGAGAAATATATGAATATGTTACTTAAGCTAAAAGACTGGTCATTAGATAGACTAAAAGAAAGAACCTCATTAGATGGTATCGGACTGATTGTACTATGTGGTTCAGTTATTTTATTCGGTGGTGTTGCTAAGTTACTTGCTTGGCTAGGCCTTGGATGGGGAATTTACACACTGGTAAAGAGTGACTAAAATATGTTTGACGTGAAACTTATATCATATTCGCAGCCACCTGCGGAGGTCGAGTTAAATCCCGACCTCTTGCAGATGGTCGCTTACTGTGCTAGGGTATCTAATCCTAGTAATCAGAACAATGAAGAAACTTCCGAGAAACTCGTTAAGTATTTAATTAAACATAAACATTGGTCACCATTAGAGATGGTCAGTGCTTGTATTGAGATTAATTGTCCACGAGACATTGCAAGACAAATTCTTCGCCATAGGTCATTCTCCTTCCAAGAATTCTCTCAGCGATATGCAGATCCAACTGAGGATTTAAATTTCGTTACAAGAGAAGCTAGATTGCAAGATAAAAAGAATAGGCAGAACTCTATTGAAAACTTGGATGAGTCCATCAATTATATATGGGAATCTTATCAAGAAGTTATTATAGAAAGAACTAAACAAGCTTATAATTGGGCTATCGAGGCAGGTATTGCCAAAGAACAAGCCAGGGCCGTACTGCCCGAGGGATTAACAATGTCCCGTATGTACGTTAATGGAACCCTTCGCTCTTGGATTCATTATATAGAACTAAGAAGTGCCAATGGTACTCAAAAAGAGCATATGGATATTGCCAAAGCAGTTGGTGATGTAATCTATAAAATCTTCCCAGTGGACGATGTAGTATAATGAAGCGTGGGGCTGTAGCGCAGTAGGGAGAGCGTCTGGTTTGCAACCAGAAGGTCGGGGGTTCGATTCCCTCCAGCTCCACCATTCTTATAACTAAATGTTACAAGAATGTAACACAATTGTAACAAAAAAGTTTAAGAAACCTCTTTACAAGCACGATT